TGAGCTGAACCAAAGGATTAATAAGTTCAAATCCTTCAGGAGTATGAGTTACTTGACGCTTCTCATACTGATCATCAGAGAAAACAATTCTCCAACGAGAAAGACCATTATCTTCCCTTCCAAAGTCATTTAAGAGACGATCATTCAGAATACTGATAGATTCCATAATGCTCCGCGTTTTAAGGGAATGCGCGGCCCTCCTTTTCTCAGGAACTAGTTTCTCAGGAACTAGGAACTAAGCAACAGTCATCACGTAGTACTTGTTTTCTTCTTTCACGTAACAAAGAACGACCGGGCGATTCTGAATAGGCTGATAAGCAGTTTTAAGATTACCAGTTGTCAGAAAGAGACCCGGTGCCGCATTAGTGAAGCAAAGTACCAATTCGTGATAACCAGTAACAGGTGCAGTAATTGTTTCAAGTTGAACAGTTCCTGAGATAAAAGTGAAACGATTAGTAGGAGCAATAGTCGCAGCAGAAGCAAGAGTTGGAGGAGAAGGTTGCTTATCACTCTGAACCGTAGAAAGGTTCTGATGAAGAAGGTCACTCATTTTCTTCCTCCTTAATATCCATCAGGAACAGAAAGTGTATCAATGTAGGAAAGAGCAGCAGGATTACCAACAAACGTCTGCATTCCTACTGACAGATAGAAAATATCAGCCGTAGCGACACCACCAGAAGCACCGCGAATCTCGAAAATCTTTCTGCCATCAGTAGTAGTATAGAATCCAAGAGGAAGAATCTCCCCACGACCCCATACTGATCTAACAACAAAGTCAATTCTAGTCTTATCCCACTGATAATGCCTCTTAACTGGAGCACCAGCAAGCTGCATATTATCACCAAAGTACATATTCAAACCTTCATCCTTAGCCATCTTCTGAATAATAGTAACCTGCTGACCAATATCCTCATATGCCTGAGCCTGTGCGGGGTGCAACCATGCTTCAGGTTTAAAGTTCTCATCCTCACCTACTCGATTGCCAATCTTATTGATAGCAATTCGAGGAAGTGGGAGAGTAAGAGCAGAACTATTACCATTAACACGAGAAGCACGAACTTCAGGAGTAGTAGCTCTAGAGAAACCAAGCCATGTTCCAGTAGAAGCATTAGAATGATGATAGGGAACTCCAAAGAATCCCGGCAGAGCAGTAGGATCAGAGATACCATCAACTACGATTTTATCTCCAACAACCACACCTGCAACCTGCGGAGAGATATGAATTACCTTATTCTCTTTATCCCAGAAGCTAATAGAACCCTTACCACGATTTGTAGCCAGAGTAGTATCGAAGATCTGGACGGTCTGGCCGTATCTCATCAAATTAGCACCAAATCCATCAGTAGTCAGATCAATAACATTCTCACCACCAGCAGGAGTATCAGTTGTCACAGTTCCAATAACACCATTACCAGAACCCTGCATCTGAGAATCAAGCTGACGACGAAGTTCATCAAAAGCAGTAGCGGTCAATCTCCTGACCGAATTGATAATAGACTTCCTAGCATCATCAGTAGACCACTGTGCAAGCTTTGTATACTCAATATTCTCAGAGGCAAAAACGGCAGTGAGAGTAGCCTTATCGAAAGTCGGACCACCTCCACGACCGAGATCACCACCATCAGCATTAAAGTATTGGAAAGCTCCACCTGGACGGAGTTCAAGTGGAATTCTCATCTGTCTATTAGAAATCTTCTCAACATTCCTCTTCTCAATAGAAGAATAGAACTTATCATCTCTCTCAAAGAGAACTCGAAGTTTAGTAATAACCCTTTCGAGTTCCAACCCTGCTACCTGTGCCTCATTTACAGCCACGTTTTACTCCCTATTTAGAAATTCAAGTGTAGACATTCCTTTCGGAACATCCTTTGACTTAGTTGGGCTAGATGTCCGGCCCATCGGAATTGGACCTTTTTTATCAGTTTCTTCCTTCCTACGAACAAGGCCGCGCAAAGCCTCCGATCTAGTGCGCCTGATAGTTTCAGGAAGAATAGTTCTTGCTTTAGAAATAATAGTAGTTCTAATAGCCTCGATTGAAGCACGAGAAAATCCAGATTTGAAAGCAGCATCCCAAGCTCTGTCAAGAATCTTCCTGAAACTTGCATCTTGTGACATCATTGACTCGGTTAGAGTCAAGGCATCATCAATTGACTTTTTTCTCACATAATCTGACATCTGACCTTTAGGATCAATGTTTGTAGAGATGGTTGCTCTGAGTGCATTACCAGTTTTAGTAACAAGATCATCCCGAACCATCTCAAATCTTTGCTGGACTAAGGCCCTCTTTTCATTCTCAAGACCCTGATCCTTTTCCTTTCCCTTAGAAAGATTCTGCGGCGGTGAATAACTAGAATGACCAAAAATGAATTGATGGAGAATATTAGCTGCTCCCAGAAGATTTTCATTATTTGATTCATTAGCTCTACTAACCATTGAAGCTACAGTATTCTTAAATAGATTACTCATTAAATGAGAGTAAGCAACCTGATCGACTTTCTGTAGAGTAACAAGATAACTATCAACTAGTCTATTAAAAGATTCCTGATCTCCCTGTTTTATTGTAGAAAGAATTCCTTCAATATTACCAGATGAAACCTCACTAGTATAATGATCAAGAGTATCAGCCTTCTCCTGAGCTTCTTTAGCATCATCTACAGTCGGGAAGATCTCAGAGAACTGTCTATCACGGAAATAAGCAACCTCTAGGTAAGGAAAGTCCTTAAAGATAGTAGGATACTTAGCAAGGATTTCTTTCTTTCTAACTGGTGCTACCAGATCAAGTCTTTCTGGTTCTTCTTCTTTCTCTGGTTCTTCTTCCTCTTTTTCTTCTACTTCTTCCTTTTCAGGTTCCTTTTCCTCAGTCTCAGGTTCTGGTTCCTCCTCTTCCTTAGTATCATCATCCTGATCTAGAATATTCAAAGTATCAGGTTGTTCTTCAACAATTTCAATTTCTTTATCATCATTCATTGTACTTCACCTTGTACTGCTGGTTGCGGCCCCGGTGCAGTTTGAGCAGTAGCAGCCTGCACATGCCGTTCTAAATGAAGGAGAATATTCCTATATCCCTCTTCATTATCAATCTTTAACTGTCTTCCCACGTCTGAAACTAGATAAGAACGACAAATTTCTGCATGAACCATATGATTATCAATTAGTGGATCAATTGGAACTGATGGTTCTTCCATCCCAGGAAGTTCAATAGGAGAAGAGTTAGCAAGCAATTTAATCTCTTCATATTGCTTATTCCTATCATCCTCACCCGGAAGTTTGAACTCAGGTATGCCTATGGCATTTGAGATGAGAGAGAGATTCTCAGGCGAAGTAAGAGCTTGAAGAATAGCAGGATTATTAAGCTGCATAAGTTGGAGAATAACGTCTTTATTAGCTTGCCACATGATAGGAAGCTGCTCAGACGCTTCTAATTCAATATTACCAATTTTACCTTCAAGCTCAGCTTTCTTAATCAAAATGTTATAGAAGTTTCCATTCTGATCTCTATCTACAAACCTTTCATCAGTTTCAAGATTATCAATGAATGATTGAATTACCTTACCGAAAATAGTTTTCCACCAGATAGAAAACATCTTCCAAGGCGTCTGTAATCTCTGTAAAGCTTGCGCCCTACTCATAGAGTACTCGGCAGCAGTTTTAGATCCCGCTTCTGCTGCACCACCGAAAAGTGAGGGTAGAGCGCCAGAAACTAATTGAGCGAGCTGTTGAATCTGTTGAGCAAATGGTAGTACTTCTCCCGAAAGATTGGCAGTCTTAACTTGAAAGAAAGACTGATCAAGTGATTTACCCGCAGGTGGTTTAGCCGGAAATACAGAACCCGGCGCAACTTCTGTCTGACGATACTGATCAAAGTTAAGAACTTTAGGATCAGCAAACGTCTGAGGAATTCCATGTTCAATTGTCTGCAAGGCCAAGGAAACAATGTCATTGATAATATCCTGAGCCGAGACAAGGAAAAGGCCAAGAGGATCGAAATGAATGTAGTCAGAAAGAGGATTATAAGTGAGAGTCCAATGATCATCTAGTTTCTCAGGTTCAGCAGTAGCATATTCATCATTAACCAGAACTACCTTAACCCCATCAGGGAAAAGTTCCTTCAATTCATCGACATCATCATCTTCTCGAATAATTTCAAAAGAAGACGGCCGCAACCAACAATTCCTTACAGTAACATTTTCTCTAGGATCATCTCCACGATATTGAGTTGAAAGGCGGCCCCATCTATCATATGAGTCATAAATTGAATAATTCTTAGCAGACTCTCTAACCTTCTCTCCTATAGTTCCTCGAAGATGATCAAATCTTGCAAGTACATTAGAATAATGAGTCTCATAGGAGAATATTAGATAAGGAGCATCCTTCTGACATCTAGCGTAGTTTGGAACTTTGACGAAAAGGCCACCATAGCATTCAATGATCTGACGGGATTTCGGCTCATCCGTTTCTCCTACAATTTTATTATAAGTAAATGGCACTGACTTCATATCAGCTTGGCCAAAACAATGAGGGCAGATTTCTTCCCCTGTCATCTCATCAATATTAGCTTGGAAGATTTCCTTATCACACTGTGGGCAGTAAGGAATTTCCTTTTCCTCAACCACTTCTTCATATCTATTCACCTTATAAGTACCGAATTCTTTATCTTCCTTAGTATAAGAATAAGCCGCTACCATTCCTTCTGTGCAGAAGATATAAAGGGCATGAAGCCAAAGAAGAACTGCATCGTTATGTCGATAGATCAGTTTAGCAATCTTATCCCCTGACTTTGCAGTAAAATTATCAAGTGGGCTATCTGCATCATCAGGGAAACATTTAATTCCTGGAATCTGAACTGACATAGCTGCAATAATTGATTCAAGGTAAGCCTTAAATATATTTAACGGTTTATCATAGTAAGCTGACTGCTCATTAGACTCATCGTAGAACTCAGAGTCGAAGATTCTCCAATCTCTCGCTTCCTCAGACCACCATAGTCTCTGAAATCCCTGCCAATAAAACTTTAACTTTTTCCAAGTGCGAACTTGTCTCTCCCGGACCTCTCGATCCTCCTTATCAAAGTGATTACAAATCTCTTTGAGATTTCTTTGTACTTTCTCAGAATACTCGTGCATCCTAATACTCTTCCATCTTAGCTCCGGGGCTTCCTCTCATCATTGTTCTTATTGGTGGTCTGTTACCCTGAACAGGACCACCACGATTCATAGGACCACGAGGAACTGCCTGATTTCCTCCAAATCTAGGAAGTCCAGGAATTCCTTGTAAATTCTGAAGTGCAGCCATCTGTAGTAGCATTGGATATATGTTAGGATTTGGACCGAAAGATCCTCCGAATCCTGGTTGTCCTGATTGTCCTCCAAATCCTGATTGTCCTAACTGTGGACCAATATGAGATGGTGTTAATGATCCTTGACCACCACCAACCTGTTGAAGATAATTAGGAGGTAATTGACCACCACCAAACATAGGAGGACTAGAACCAGTAGGAACTGATTGTAATGCCTGCTGAAGATAATTCTGAGAACCGATGTCACCTTTTGCCATTATCTTATTCCTATAATCCCCAATCTGGGATTAGGTAAACTACGTGTGACTTCACTCAAGTATTTTCTAAAAACTTCTTCTGAAGGATCTAACGGCCCCCTACCACCAGTAAGTGACCTAGCAAGACCGATCTCGTAATCAGAAGGAAATAAAGTTCCCATAGCTCTATTAGGAAATCTTCTAATAGCAGAGCCGGCCGCTGTAATCTCATAGGGATTATATTCATAGCCTAACCTAGAAGTAGCAGGTTGATAGTACTGATTAAGTTTTCCACCCTTTCCAATATTCTGAGCAATATGAGTAAGTTCCTCAGTAATCACGTTTGGAACATATCTTGGAGCATTCTCACCAAGTCTAGGATTTATATAGAGTGGAAAAGGAGGATCAATATTACCCAGAGTCATACCTAGCTTACCTCTATATGTTTCATTCAAATCTCTTATAGCCCTCATACGTTCTTTAGGATCAACAAGAGGATCATCAATAAATTTCATAAAATCTTTATAATCAGGCTCATCAATACTTCTAGCAAACTCTAAAAGATCAGAAGTGGGATCAGAATGAGCAACAACTCTAGGGTATTTACTAAAAACATCAACAGCTTCAGAAGTCTTAGAAGATCCCATCCAAGGAGTAAGCATCCCTCTAAACTTCTCAAGGGCTCTTTCAGCACTTTCTCTTAAAACCGACTTTGGTAATAGGGCTCCACCGATTCCTAATGGACTAATTACATCTGATGGATCAAAATCTAACCAATCAGGTAGCCATTTTGGTCTTTCTGGTTTTCTAATTCCAACTCGACCTTGAGGCACTTTCTCTACTTCACAC